TGGGTCAATTGAGGGTATTGATCTAGATAAGATGCATCTGATGGTTGATGAGGCATGTAAGGGTCTTGCAGGCGTCTCTGCATCGCAAGTTGAGATGCAATCAGGCATTCAATTTTATGATGGAATCACTACTGGAGAGATTCAAGAGATTCTTATTCGTAGTGCTAGCGACTTGATTGATTTGGAACATCCCAATTATCAATTTGTTGCTGCTCGCTTGCTTCTATTTGCAGTTCGCAAACAACTTTATGGTAAGATGCAGGAACTTCCTCATCTCGAAAGTCATATCATGGACTGTGTTTCTGCAGAAGTTTATGATAATGAAATTTTTGATAAGTATTCGAAAGAAGAGATTGATAAAGCAGATTCTTTCATTGATCATGGTAGAGATTATCTGTTTACCTATGCAGGTCTTCGCCAGGTAGTTGATAAGTATCTTGTACAGGACCGTAGTGGTGGTGGAGTATATGAAACTCCCCAATTCATGTATATGATGATTGCTCTGACTATTTTTGCAGAGTATCCTAAGGAAACCCGTCTTTCATACGTCAAGAGGTATTATGACGCAATCAGCAAACACAGAATCAACATCCCAACGCCAATCATGGCAGGAGTGCGAACACCTCTCAGGCAATTTGCATCTTGTGTTCTCGTTGATGTTGATGACTCCCTCGATAGTATCTTTAGCAGCGATATGGCTATTGGCAGGTATGTCGCACAAAGGGCTGGCATCGGTATCAACGCAGGTCGCATCCGTGGCATCAACGCTAAAATCAGAGGTGGAGAGGTACAACACACAGGCGTGGTCCCCTTCCTTAAGAAGTTTGAGGCAACTGTGCGATGCTGCACACAGAACGGCATCAGAGGTGGTTCTGCTACAGTTCACTTTCCTATCTGGCACCAAGAAATCCAAGACATTTTAGTTCTTAAGAACAACAAAGGAACCGAAGATAATCGTGTTCGTAAGTTGGACTATTCGATTCAAATTTCAAAGTTATTCTATGAAAGGTTTATTCAAGACGGTGAAATCACACTTTTCTCCCCACATGATGTACCTAGACTTTATGATTCTTTCGGAACAATTGAGTTTGACTCTCTCTATATTGGGTACGAAAACAATCCGTCCATTCCGAAGAAAACTGTTAAGGCACAAGAACTCATTCTTAGTCTCCTCAAGGAACGTGCTGAGACGGGTCGTATCTACATTATGAATCTTGATCATTGCAATTCTCACTCATCCTTTAAGGATAAAATTGAGATGAGCAATCTGTGCCAAGAAATTACACTTCCCACATATCCAATTCAACACATTGATGAAACGTCAGGTGAGATTGCTCTTTGCATTCTTTCTGCCATTAATGTTGGTAAAGTAAAGTCTGATGAAGAACTGGAAGAACTTTGTGAACTTTCTGTTCGTGGTTTGGAAGAGTTGATTGACTATCAAAAGTATCCTGTAATTGCTGCAGAAGTCGCTACAAAGGCACGAAGATCTCTTGGTGTAGGGTTTATTGGTCTGGCTCATTATCTTGCCAAATTGGGATTTAAATATGATTCTCAGGAGGCATGGGATGCGGTTCATGGACTTTCCGAGTCATTCCAGTATTATCTCTTGAAAGCATCTAATCAACTTGCTAAGGAAAAGGGCCATTGTGAATACTTTGGTCGCACTAAGTATTCTGATGGCATTCTTCCAATTGATACTTATAAGAGAGATGTTGATGAAATTTCTTCCACACCTCTTCAACATGACTGGGAGGCACTTAGAGCATCCATTTTAGATCATGGTCTCAGACACTCCACCCTGTCCGCTCAAATGCCCTCAGAGAGCAGTTCCGTCGTCTCTAACGCAACCAATGGCATCGAACCACCCAGAGGGTTCCTTTCGATTAAAAAGTCTAAGAAGGGGCCTCTTAAGCAGATTGTTCCTCAGTACGCAACTCTTAAAAATAATTATACGCTTCTTTGGGATATGCCTAGCAATAATGGGTATATTAATATTGTTGCAGTTATGCAGAAATTCTTCGATCAAGCAATTTCTGGAAACTGGTCCTATAATCCAGAAAATTATCCAGATAATGAAGTTCCTGTTAGCGTAATGGCAAATGACTTTTTGACTACATACAAGTACGGGTGGAAAACTTCTTATTACCAAAACACTTACGATATTAAAACTGATGAGGTAGTAGAAGAGAAACCCATTCTTCAAGATTTACTAAGTGAGTTAAGTTCAGTAGAGGAGGGGGAGTGTGAATCCTGTGCAGTTTAAAATTTCTTCTACGGAAGAACCTACATCAATCAAAGGAATGACAGTTTTCAATACGGAATATGTTGACACCAAAAAACAACCAATGTTCTTTGGCGCACCTTTGGGAATCCAAAGGTATGATTCATACAAGTATCCAATCTTCGATAAACTAACAACTCAGCAACTTGGTTACTTCTGGAGACCTGAAGAGGTATCTCTTCAGAAAGATCGTGGAGACTATCAAACACTTCGTCCAGAACAAAAGCACATCTATACTTCTAACTTGAAGTATCAGATTATGCTTGATTCTGTTCAGGGACGTGGGCCTGGAATGGCATTTCTTCCATACTGTTCTCTTCCTGAATTGGAAGCATGTATGGAGGTGTGGGGTTTTATGGAAATGATTCATAGTCGTTCCTACACCTACATCATTAAAAACATCTATTCAGACCCTTCTGAGGTATTTGATACTATCATTCACGATGAGCGTATTCTGGAACGTGCTAAGAGCGTTACAGAGTCTTATGATGACTTTATTCAATCAGCACAACAGTATGGTGTATCCGATGCATGGTTACACAATCTTGAAGGTGTCTCATACGCAAAAGAAACGATCAACAATGTCAAACGAAAACTCTATAGAGCAGTTGCAAACGTTAACATTCTTGAAGGTATTCGGTTCTACGTTAGTTTTGCTTGTAGTTTCGCCTTTGGTGAACTTAAGCTTATGGAAGGATCCGCTAAAATCATTAGTCTCATCGCACGAGACGAAAATCAACATTTAGCACTTACTCAGAACATTCTGAATAAGTGGAGAGAAGGTGATGACCCTGAAATGCAGCAGATTGCAAAGGAAGAAGAAGAATGGGTTTATGCAATGTTTGATCGTGCAGTAAATGAAGAAAAGAAATGGGCAGATTATCTGTTCAAAGATGGTAGCATGATTGGACTTAATGATAAACTTCTTCAGCAATATGTTGAGTGGATTGCAAACCGAAGACTCAAGGCAATAGGACTTAAACCCCAATACGATATTAAAGCAAACAACAACCCGCTTCCTTGGACACAGCATTGGATTTCCTCTAAAGGTCTCCAAGTGGCTCCTCAGGAAACCGAAGTAGAAAGTTATGTAGTCGGTGGAATAAAACAGGATGTGAAGAAAGACACATTCAGTGGTTTCAAACTTTGATAGATAGAGGAGGTAACACTCCTCTTTTTTAATGGTACATAATACAGATATATTTGAATTAAAAGCAAAACTTAGTAAATTAAAACATAGATTATACACAGAACCAAAATCTTGGGAAGAGAAGGAACTCGCTAATAAATATCTCAATCAAGCGATTGATTATGTGAATGAATTGCAGTTATACTAACCCATGGATTTACAATGAAAAACCATTTGAGTCTGATGATATTTTGGATTATTTTGGTTTTGTTTATCTTATTGACTGTGATACGACTGGGCGTAAATACATTGGTAGGAAGTATTTTTGGTCTTTTAGGACTCCAAAGGGCAAAAGTAGAAAAGTAAAATCAGAATCAGATTGGAAGAATTATTATGGATCTTGTCCGGAACTTAAAGAGGACATTGAAAAATATGGTAGGGAAAGTTTTGGTAGAACTATCTTGTCATTACATAAGACAAAGGGCAAAACTAATTTCGAAGAGACGCGACAACTCTTCACAAACGGAGTTCTCACGGAGGCTCTTGACAGAGGCACTCCAGCATTCTACAATAGCAACATCCTCAACAGGTACTTCCGAAAAGATTACTATGGAAACAACGATTGAACCTGTCGTGCAAATTCGTGATTGGGTAGTTCAAAAAATCAAGGACACTGATGATTATGATACTGCCATTGCTCTTGTAGCAGAGTTTGAGGAGTGGTTGGATCTTGATGGCAAAGATGAAATTGATTATCTTTGCATTGAAAATGATGAATGGGGCGATCAAGAACTTGATGTTCGGTAAACCAATTCTTGACAAAACCTAAATATTGAATTATCATGTTCACAAACCCACTCAAAAGGTGGGTTTTCTCATAATGAGAATGTGATTGAAACCTAGAGCCGTGGGTAATGCCCCCCGAGAGGATGGGAACTTCTCCTTTACCTATACGGATGTCGAATTCTATTAAACTTAATGCAAAATTTCTTTACAGTAGCCATGCCCCTTCTGGCAACGGTTACAACCAATATGGCAACACTGCCTGTATTTCCTCCTCTGATGGCACCTCCAGTGCCTTTCTCTATCATTAAGGAGTTTGAAACACCGACAGCGACCAAACAGGTTGCTCCCGAAAAGTCAAAAGAGAAAAGGCTAATTTGTAAAGGGTGTAATGAAAATGAAAATGTAGCTCTGGATTATTTCCAGAACATTGGAATTAAAGATAAAAACGCCCTTGCTACTATTCTGGGCAATATTAAGCAGGAATCAACATTCCAGTCTAATGTTTGCGAAGGTGGTAGTAAAACGTCATATTATAACTGCTACGGCGGTTATGGTTTGATTCAATGGACATCTGCCAATCGTTATCATGGATTGGGTGATTTTGCTAGAAAGTCTGGTGGTTCGCCATCATCACTTGATACGCAACTTCGTTATCTGACAACGGAAGTTCAATGGAAGAAAATTGAAGACCGTATGAAAACAAATGGTCGCTCAATTTATTCTTATATGAACGATGCATACAGTTGGATTGGTTGGGGCTATCATGGTGCCCGAACCTCATATGCCTATGATTATGCTAACCGACTGATTCAAGTGGAAGTCTGATTTAGTTAAGGGGGATTGACTTCCCCCTCTCTTTGCTTTATAATAAGGAAGTTGGAGGCAAGGAAAGTAAAAGGAGCATGGGCACCGAAAGGAGATACCGCACCTGCCTCAATTCCTCCCCGCCTATCTTGGGTCAATAACTCAGTTGGTAGAGTAGCGGGCTTTTAACCTGTAAGTCGTGAGTTCGAGTCTCACTTGACCCATTGACAATCAAATCAACAACTGGTATGATTGTTTTATGTCTCGGTAGCTCAGATGGATAGAGCATCTCACTTCTAATGAGTTGGTCGGGGGTTCGAGTCCCTCCCGAGACGCTTGACAATTTGGAGTTTATCTCTTATAATTGTCTCATTGCGAAATTAATTCAGCGGTAGAATGTCTGCCTTCCAAGCAGAACGTCAGGAGTTCGAATCTCCTATTTCGCTCTTGGTGGTACTCGCTAGGCAGATAGCCTAGAAGGAGACTACCATTCCCTCTGGTAGTCTATTGGTAAGGACAGGCGGACAACGCACTTGGAAACTGGGTTCGATTCCTAGACAGGGGAACATTCCTCTATAGCTCAATTGGCAGAGCACGAAGCTGTTAACTTTGGGGTTCCTGGTTCGAGTCCAGGTGGGGGAGCCTGGGCGATTGGCGCAGCGGTAGCGCAGCTGCTTTACACGCAGACGGTCATTGGTTCAAATCCGATATTGCCCATTATAAATAAATCAAAAAGATAATGGACGAGTTATACGAATTACTTCATAAAGCACAAACCAGTCTTTTTTGTTTGTTTCAGAAGACTTGGGTATATCATTGGAATGTTGTAGGTTCTGATTTCTATCAACTTCATAGTGTTTTTGGTGATCAGTACGAAACAATGTTTGGAGAAATTGATAAACTCACTGAGCATATGCGTTATCTGCGTATGAAAGCAATTGGCCCTATCAGCAGAGTTGTTGAAACTTCAGAACTCCCAGAAGCATCAAATGCTCCGACTGCCGAGTCAATGATTAGTCAATTACTTTCAGATAATAAAAAACTAATTGAAATGCTTACCAAAGTATCAGAATCTGCAGATGGCCAAAAGTTATATGCAACTTCAAATTTGGTTCAAGAAATTATGGAAACTCATGGTAAATTTGTTTGGATGTTGAGGTCGTTTTTAAAGGAATGAAAAATGTTAACTATAAGATGCAAGGATTGCAATAAAGAAGTATCAGGACATCCATCACAATCTAGATCTTGTGGTTGTCCGAATATGGCAACAATTAAAGGAGATAAAATTTCAGCACTTGACTTATCTCGTATTGTTATGTTAAATTCTTTAAAAGAAGAAAAGAAAACTTCAATATTTTCTTCTCAAGATCTTGCCTATCAAGAGGCAAGAAGACAACGCAAAGTAAAACGTTTAGATTTTGAAGTCCGTTAAGGACTTTTATTGGAAAGGTGGCCGAGTGGTTTATGGCGTTTGTCTTGAAAACAAAAGAAGTGAAAGCTTCCGGAGGTTCGAATCCTCTCCTTTCCGTTATAATGGATACAAAACAACAATCTCAAAATTGTTATAATACTAATTAGTAACAATAGGATACAAAACAAATGGATCAACACACCTATGACAACTGGGTGAAGATTAAGCAAACATTTGAAAAGTCGGGAAATATGAATAATATGTTTTACATGAGAGCATGTGAAATAATTAAGACAAGAAAGGATCCTTTGGAAAAGTTTTTAAATGGTAAAAATGGATAAGGAAGAAGTTCAGGCAATGATCGACCAATCAGTTGCAAAAGCAATTGACAATCACAATAAAACTGCTACAATTATAAGTGCGAGTATTGGTTCAGTCCTTCTTTTTTTTTATGCTCACGGTTTACTTGCCGTGGTTGACAAGGTGAAGTAGGACTGGTATAATACATAAGAACATCCGGGATTAGCGCAGCTTGGTAGCGCACTTCACTTGGGCTGAAGGGGTCGCAGGTTCGAATCCTGCATCTCGGATTCACAATAAATATCACTAATTATGGAAATCTACACAGTGAAAGAGTTTCAAGAACGATTTGATGAAATGCTTGATAGAGTAGAAAGTGGCGAACATGTAGGAATTACTGACGGAACAAATACTGCTGTAATGATACCTGTGGATGACGAACTCATACGCATACACACACAGGACAATAACGAAGCACAATAATGTTCTTGCGAGTGAGACTTGGTAGTCAGAGGAATCTTATAAGTTCTTTCCGCCAGATTAGCGGCTTTGACCTGGTTCGAATCCAGGCACTCGTACTTCTATTCGCTATTCGCGAATGCATTTATTTTATAAATAGGTGTATGTATATTTTCATAACACCATTATGATTACTACTATTACTACTTGTCAAGGTTGTGGATGTGACATCTTAAACGAAAGACTTACAAAAGGACGACTAAAAAAATGGTGTAGTAATGCTTGTAGACAAAAATGGCGTTATAAAAATGACCCAGTTACAATAAACAGAGACACTTATTCTGAACAAAAATTGAGAGGGTATTCCAATAAATGGAAATCACTTCAAAGTAAAGGTGGTAAGTGTCAACAATGTGGCGAAGATAGACCAGCAACACTATGTTTTCATCATAGAGATCCATCCAAAAAAGAAATAGTGCTTGATGGAAGATCATTTGCAAATAGAAAATGGGAAACCATTAAAGAAGAAGTTGACAAATGCGATATTCTTTGTCATAATTGTCATCACATTCTACACTATGGCAATAGTTGGAATGAATTTTTACAAACGCTCGTTTAGCCATCTGGTTGATAGCGCCCTGCTCATAACAGGATATAGACTGGTTCAATTCCAGTAACGAGCATGAGACACTTTTAAAACTGTCTCTCTTGACTTTCAACTTCATTTCTCCTATAATTACTAAGTCAACATTCAAAACAATGACTCTCGCTGCTAAATTCAAAAAAGATATTAGTACTCTTCGTGG